ATCAGGTCAATCAGGTTCGACTGCGCCGCGATTACTACGAGATTGATTGGCCGATCGTGAGTCGTCAATATCCGTATGGCCTGTATTCGGATGAGTTCGTGCAGAACTATTTCCAGGCCGCGATTGGCACCATCAGCAATTTGACCGCGAACTAAGCAGAGATGCACAAACAAGGCCCCCGGTCTAGGATTCCCCTAGGCCGGGGAAACCAGCCAAAAAAGAGGAAATCATGGGTAAATACATTTACAAGTTTGCAAATCCCGGAGAGGCAAAGAAGAAGAACATTTCTGCTATCAGCCATGGCGGGGAGTCCGTCAAGGTCGATTGGTCGAAGGGAGAGCCGCGTTTTGAGTTTGCAGGCGATCCTATTGTTGAGCCCGGCGCACATGGCCTGCGTCTCATTCATGCGGATGAGTAACAAGTGGCGGCGGGCGATTTAATCAGTCTCGCGGATTTAAAAACTTGGCTCAACATTTCCGGGACCGGGGATGATGCCTTGCTTTCGCGTTTGATTACTTCGGCCTCTTCCAGGATTGCATCTTACCTTCAGCGCAACATCGGGACACTTTCAGCATCGATTACGGAAGTCAGGAATGGTTCAGGGACTTCTGCGATGATGCCCAAAATGTGGCCAGTTACCGCCGTTACGTCTCTAACTGTCGGCGGTGTTGTTGTCCCGCAAGCGCAGAATGGTGGAGGCGGTTGGTTCGCTCAAGTGTGGGATGGCGTGTCGTTCCCGATACCAGAGCCTTACATTTCCTTGACTAGCGGATGGTCGCCAATTGGGGGAGCGTATGGATACGGGCGCTGGAATGGCATCTTTCCTGTTGGCGCTGGGAATGTAGCCGCAGTTTACACCGCTGGCTTTACCGCAGTTCCGGCTGACTTGTATCAGGCTTGCATTGAGATGATTGACCAGACCTATAAACGCCGTGGGACTAGGCTGGATACAAAGTCGGTCAATCAGGCGGGGCAGTCGACAAGCTACGAAATGAATATGCTGCCCAGCGTGAAGGAAATGCTTCAGCCTTACAGGCGTGTCGCTCCGATAATCCTATGACGATTGAAACGGAAATCACCGGCAAAGAAAATTTGTGGGACCAAATCAATGCCGAAGTGGCAGAAAAGAAAGTAAGTGAGAGCATCCTTCGGGCTGCAATCCGACTTTCAAACATCGTCAAGAAAGATAAGTTATCGGGCCAAGTCCTTGACAAAAAGACGGGAACCTTGCGGCGGTCAATCAATGCAAGGGTGGAAGGACTTCAGGGTTGGGTGGGCTCGTTTGCCGGATACTTCACGCCCGGCCCTCACCCCGAACCAGCGTCGGGTTATGCAAGGCTCCACGAGTTTGGGGCTACGGTTAATGTGCCCGAACACACCAGGCGCTGCACAATGGTTTTTGGGCGCGAACTCGCTTCGCCGATTGAAGTTCTTGTTAAAGCGCATTCGGCGACATACCCAGAAAGGTCTTTCCTGCGCTCTGCTTTGAGAGAGCAAAAGCCAATGATTAGCAAAGAGCTAATGCTTGGTTTAAAGCGGGCCATGAAGATTGGAGCCCTATGAATCGGGAAGCCATATACGCGGCGCTTTTTAATTTGGCTAAGACGGCAACGGGAATAAATTATACCAGCCGGTTCTTGCAGCCCATTGATTCGGTCGCCACGGCTAATCTCCCGGCTTTGTTTCAGCATCAAGTTTCGGATGACCCCAAGAATGACAAGGGCATCCCAGCAGTTTTAACTTTGAAGGCCGAACTCTATATCTACGTTGTTAACGGTGGGGATGGCTTAGATAATTCTTCTAGCGCTCCCGCGATTCAACTCAACAATTACCTGGACAATATAGACGCGGCTTTGCTTCCCGACCCCGTAACGCAGGTACAGACTTTAGGCGGCTTGGTTTCCCATTGCTGGCGGACTTCAACAAATTATTTCGAAGACCCGCTAACAGGTAAAGCGGCGCTGGCAATCGGAATAGAAATGCTGACGGAAGGCGATAGCTCCACCGCCTTTGGTTTCGATTCCGGCACCGTCTACGTTTTGGATTCAAGCGGTACGCCGCAGATACTTGGGAGCCTTCAAGAGATTTCAATTTCGCAAAAGTTTGACACGAACAAACAAAGAGGAAATTTCCAATACGATTTCAAAGCGAATCGAGTTGCCACCAAGATTTCGGCCAAGGCAAAGTTTGCGCAGATTAAAGGCTCGGTTCTAGCTCAAATTGTAAATGGGCAGACAATATCCGCTGGAAGTCAAAGGGTGCAGTCCCTTGAGGCGCACACGATTCCGGGCACGCCCTATCAGATTGCCGTTACCCCTCCCTCTGGCTTTTACAGCCTCGATATGGGGGTTATTTATGATGGCGGGGGGAGTAGCCAAGCATTAATTCAGGTGCCTTCAAATCCCGCCCAGGGCCAATATAGCGTATCCGGCGCAGTCTATACCTTTGCAGCTGCGGATGCCGGGATAGCAATTTGCATTTCTTACTTGTATGCAGCTACTACTGGTAAGAGCATGACAATTTCAAATCCTTACAGCGGCCCGAGTCCGACTTTTAGGGCGGTCTTAAATTCGACCGACAAAAACGGGAATCAAGTTGTTTGGAATCTCCCTGTTTGCTACTCAGACCAGCTAGATTATGTAACTCGGCTTGAGGATTTCACGATTCCGGAATTTGCGTTCTCGGTCATGGGGACCAGCGATAACCCCCCGGTTATCGGGACATTTTCTTACTCTCAATAGGAGCTATCATGTCTGAAAACGTTGGGCAGATTGTTGTCCTGGGCGCGGTGTCGGTTACTTATAACGGCATTGAGTTGGGACACACAACCCCGAACACCAAGGTAACCTTTAAGCCAAAATACATTAAGGCCAAAACTGGTAAGTGGGGCGACACTACCACAAATATTTACCGCGCTGGCATTGCGGTGGAAGTTGCGCTTGAGCTTTTGCAGACCGACCTGGTGAATATTCAGGGCTCTACTACTGGTTCCCCCTATCCTTTTTTCAATGGGATTTTTGGGACCAACAACAAGCTGGGCTTCGGCGAAGTGGCGGGGGTGCTGCAAACCAAGGCCTTGCTCAAGCTGACTAGCTTTATTTCCGGGAACACTCCGCTATACGATTTGACCTTGACCCAAGCCACTCCAATTGGCGCGCCAGAAATTGATTATACCGGAGAAAAGGAGCAGATTTGGAAGGTTACTTTTGAGGCCTGCATTGATGAGGGGCAGGTTGCGGGGCTGAATATCGGGTCCTTTGGCAACAGCGCCGCCACGCAAAGCGTCGTGGCTCCCACGGTTACGAGCGTGGTTCCTGCCGCAAACGCGACGGCAATTTCTCGCAGTACTGTCATTACCTGGACTATGAGCGAGGCTTTAAACGGCAATACGGTCAACGCATCCAGCGTGAAGCTCTTCAGTTTGACTGCTGGTATCGGCACCCCGGTTGCTTGCGCGGCCCCTGTGCTCACCAACAATGGAGCGAGTACAACTATTGCGCTGACGCCTAGCGGAAACTTAGCGGCTACCACGGCGCATATTGCCGTGCTGAATAGCACCATCTTGGATTCCTACGGAAATGCGTTGGCTCTGTATAGCACGCAATTTACGACAGGCTCGTAAAAAAGATTTACAAACCAGCCAAAATTCCAGCCAACAATTCTTAGGGCCGGAAGGCTCTAGGAAGTTGCCCGGACGCTCGCCTGGCTGGTGCGGTGTTCCGGGCAATTTAAATTTTGGGGGATACAATGGTCAATTATAAAGGCAAGGAATATCAGCTAACGCCTCTTGTCATTCGGGATGAGGCCAAACTTGCCAAGCATTTTCAGCGGATGCAGAGCGAAGATTTTGAAATCAAGGCTGATGCCATGATTGAGATTGTCCGCGTGCAGACAGGTATTGATATTGGCGACCTAAACGGCGGCACGTTGGACGAGGTCCGGGCGGTGTTTACGGCCATCATGGAAGAGCGCAAAGCTTTGCGCGAAGCAGAGCCAAAGATAAAGGATGAGGCACAAGGTGAGGGAAAAGCCTAAACCTGGCCGACCAAGCAGAAGTATTCCGATACCTATGCGAAGCGGCCAGGCCCTACGGAGTCAATCCCGTTGATCTTTGGAATGGTGCCGAACTCTGGCAAGTTTTTGAAATGGTGAAAGCCATTCCGGAAGCCAGACGGCAAGAGCTTAGAGAGCTTGTATTTGTTGCCCATGCGGACCCAAAAGAATATCTTGAGAGCCTAAAGGCGGTCAAGAAAAGTCAGAAAGAATCATGGGCTGACGTTGCGGATTTAATGGGAAATCCACAAGCGGCCCAGGATATTAGGCGCAACGAATTGGCGAAAAAGCTAATGGAGCAAGATAATGGGTGATGATACAGCAGAGCTTTTGGTATCCATCAGAGGCGACATTCAAGACCTGAAAGACAAGTTTTCTCAGGCCAAGGATACCGCCGAGGATACCACTAACTCGATGGGCGAATCCTTTTCGAAATTGGGCGGGATGATAGCCGAGGTCTTTGCGGCTGAAAAAATCGCGTCCTTCTTTAAAGGGGGGATAGTCGCCTTTGCGGAGTTTGACAAGCAGTTAGATATTACCCAAGCCAATTTAGAGCGCATGGGGATTGGCACGGCTGACACCAAAGAACAATTAGAAAATTGGGCAGTATCTATTCAAGCCGCGACCCTTTACACCAAAGATGAAGCCGTTATTACGCTCAATAAATTTGTTGCGTCCACGCAAGATTTAGCGGCTAGTTTAAAGCTCTCAACTCTTGCAATGGATGTTGCCAGCGGTTCTGGAATGGATTTGCAGGCTGTTACGATGGCGCTGGGACAAGCCTATGAAGGAAATACACAGGGGTTAACGAGATTTGCAAAAAGAATTGAAGGCCTAAAAGAAGTCCTGGATAACCATGGGGACGTCATAGCTTTCTTGCAGCAGCGTTATGGGGGATTTTCAAAAGTTATCGGAAATGAAGGTCTAGCGGGTGCGCTTTTCCACGCTGAAACGGGTTTTAAGGAATTGGGCGAGGAAATGGCAAAAGAAAATCAAGGCGTAATTATGGATGTGATTCATGGCTTTATGTCCCTGACTAAGTGGATTGGGGAATCCATGTCGTGGATTGCCAAGATGGATGAATCCGTGGCCACCAGACTTGGGGGTATGGTCAACGCCGTAACGAATATTTTTAATCTTATAAAAGATGAATTAATGGTCCTGGTGAAGTTTTATGAAGATGTTTTCACCGGGCATTTTATTCAGGCCACAAAAGATTTGACCCAAGGCAGCAAGCGGGTTTTTCAAGAGTTTGCGACAAATTGGAAATCGGACAGCAAAGCAACAATGGACACGATGGATGAGATTTGGGCTGACGGTGGAAAAAAGTCAGCAAAATCTTTTTCGGATAATATGACAAATGGCCTTATCGGCCAATCAGCGACCGTTAAACGGCAGGCCGTGCAAGCCCTGCTAGATGCCGCCGCAGAAGCAAAAGATGCCTCTGCTAAGATGGCTGGTGAATGGAAAAAAGCCACCGCTGATGTTATGGCCGATGAAGCCAAACAAGCAGCGTATGAAAAGGCTTCGCTAAAAGAAAAGGTTGAGATGGACAAGACCGCCGCCGCAGAAGCTAACGCGGCTTGGGTCAAGTCGGTCAATGATTCGTTGGCCGCCAAACAGAAGGCTGATGCGGATTGGAAAAAATTTGCCAAGTCTGGTTCGGATGCAGACAAGGCCGCTGCTACGGCTTCGACCAAAGCCTTTGAAGATTCAATTAAAGACGTGGATAAAAAAAGACGCGTAGCTTTAGCAGATGAAAAGCGCCTGGATAAAGATGCTGAAGAATACAAAAGACAGATGAGCGAGATGGAACTTCAGACCGTCGACAAAACGCTCAATACTTTGGCCAGCCTCTCCAAATCCAAAAATAAAGAGATTGCAGAAATTGCCAAAGACGCCGCAGTTGCCAAAGCTACAATTAATACTTTTGAAAGCGTTACGCAAGCCCTGGCAGCGTATCCGCCTCCATATAGCTTTATCATGGCGGCGGCGACTGCTATTGCTGGCGGCATTGAGATTGCGAATATTGAAGGCGTGGCCCTGGCTCAAGGAGGCATTGTCAACGCGCCCACAAATGCTTTGATTGGTGAGGGTGGGGAACCTGAAGCCGTGGTGCCGTTGTCGAAAGCTGGCGAGATGGGATTTGGCGGCGGTGGGGGGGATACCCACAATCACACCTGGAATTTCCCTGGCGTAACTAATCGCAGCGAAGCCAAAGCGGCGGGCGAATCTGCGGCTTTAGTTTTCATTAAGGTGCAGCAGAAATCAAAGACGCGGGCAGGCAACCGGAACACATCTTTCTGAGGCGACAATGGCGGCATACGCACCAATAAAAATTTTGCATAGCGGGATAACGACTTATCCGGGAACTACGCAAAACAATTGGATAGGTCCGTCAAATGTTAGTGGAAATGTCCCGCTGCCGAGTTATTCAAACCCATTATTTGTTGATTCTCTTCAGGGAACGGATAATGTTTCAATAGCTTCTGGAACCTTAGCTTTATATGAATTCGATTTTAATGATTACCGAGACACGAGCGGGAATTATACGTATCTGATTAATGGCTCTTCTGCGGGTTATATGTCGCCATCGGATGCGCTTGCTTCAACGGGCGCTTATCCAATGTCGGGAGCTTTAGGTCTGAACAACAAACTTAGGAATTGTATTGGTCCATTTACTTCTTCATCTTACGGATCATTGAATCCGGGTCCTTTCAATGGCCTTACGCAGTTTTCATTTGAGGCTTATGTTTACGTTACTGCGGCCACGGCGGGAATGACTTTGTTTGAGATTATTCACAGCAGCGTAACAAGCATGAATATTCAAACTACTGCGAGCGGTTCAAACATAGGATTTTCGTGCTTGCGGACTTCAAAAACAACTGTTAGCACGGCGACCAGCTATAACATAAATACATGGTATCACTTGGGAGTTTCGCAAAGCTCAAGTGGCGTTATTACTATTTATGTCAATGGTAGTCTAGTTGCTACCGGAACGGGCCAAGCATATACCACGGATTCTACATCGGGAGTTTTTCTCGGTTATACGAACGCTCCTTTCGCTGGTTATATGGCCGGGATACGTATTTCAAATATTAATCGCACTAGCTTCCCAACTACTGACCAAAATGTTGCAGCGGGAAATCAGGGGAGCCCTTTTGCCTCGCTGCAAAAGGCAATCAAAGAGTATATTGTCGGGACCAATGACATTCTTTTCGTAGTCGGTTCTTCCGACACCTATCCCTCGGCCACGATTCAAAATACTTACGCCGGGTCGGATATTTGGAAGCCGTGTAATATCCAAGCCAAAAATGCGGATATGCCAGTCATTTCTAATATGCCAGCTTGTCCTGTTGGGACTTATGGAGCCAGACTTGCCAATCGCATCAACGTTCCCAACTATAATGGATTAGCTTGGGAGTGGGGTGGCGGAGCTTTAAATTATGTTGTATATGTCAGCCAGACAATCGGAAACGATAGCACAGTTCAATTCAACGACCCAACCCATCCCGCTAAAACAATTAGCAAAGCCTGTAATTTAAATTCTGTTGTTCAAGGTGTTATTATTCTTGATAGCTCCAATTATTCTGAAACTGTGGGTTTCTCTAGCGGCCCATTTCCAGCATCTTCCACTTTTTTTATTGCCGCTGCACCTGGACAAACTCCCACCTTAACAGGAGGGGGGGCGTATGTCGGGAGTTCCGTTATTCCTGTTTTAAATATTTTTGGTCTAACTATTACGCCATCAACAATGGGTGGATATAATTATCCCTTTGCCGCTCCCTCTGGCGCCATTGCTGCAAAAATCAATTTGTATGATTGCACGGTAACTGGATTTGCAACACAAATTGACACGGGTTCGGGAGGAATTATTACCGCCATTAATTGCGCTTTTTATGGGGCAATTTCGAATAATACGGGATTGAATAAGGGATTAGTTGGCAATTTCATTAACTGTTATTTCAGCGGACTTGTTACCAACAACATTAATGGCATAACGGCTTTAACTGCTTATTTTACTAATTGCGCTTTTAACAATCAGGGTATTGTTTCTAATTGTGATTCTGCTTTTGTTAAGTGCTCTATTTCGGCGGCCAATAAAAACGCAGTTTCTTCCGCAAACATAAATTGGGGAAGCGGAACATATCAATCTTGGTATTATTTGATTACTCCCGGAGCCCAAACAAGTTCTTTTGTTTCCAATATTTTTGTTTCTAATTGCTATTCCAGAATAAGCGATAATATATTAGGCGCCTATTCTTGTGTAAGTTCTTCCGGAAGTGTTTCCAATCCTCAATTTTTATCCGTTAATGGATGCTATTTATACAATAATTATAATAATGCCAAATCTACTGTCGTTGGTTCTTTTTTGTCGCAGGGTTGCGCTGTATTAATATCAACGGTATTTCAAAACAATTCTGTTTTTGGATTTAATTATGGAATCATGGATACCGCAGCTATTTCGAATTGTTCATTTGCTGGTTGTGGTGTCGCCATAAATTGGGGTTACAATTCCGGAACAATGAGTGCTACTAATTGCGACATGCAAGCAAATAATTATGATCTTGGAGCAATAAGCGGTGGATCGATTAATGCAATAAGCTGTATTTATGCCGGGGCTACATTGGGAACAATAACGCCAGCCGGATTCCCAGTTAATTCCATACCGAATTTTATAAATACCCAGTCAAGCAATCCAGACTTTGGGTTGGCTATGCTCTCTTTGGCGGTGCAAAATACAATATCATTTAATTTGGGGGCTTCCCCAAATTTAATTACCATGACAGCGAATGGGATTAGTTCGACGCTTCTTGGTCTAACTTTTTCCGGGATTAAAAACATGGGAGGTATTTCCCTGGGTTCTCCAACCGTAAACAATATAGCGACTTCAACTTTTGCTTATAATGCTATATCGG